TAATGTATGTAGAAGGTCTCGATGGTAAAACTTGGAAGTGGAACCCCTCTAGAAGTCAAGCCTCGGTAGATGAAAAAAACAGATCTTCTTTACATAAAAAAGCAAGATCCATCTTGAAAGAAGTGTACCCTTATGATAGAATACTAGAGGAAGTGACACTACCGGGAACTAGAACAGGCTCTAGGAAGACTCTGCTCTATGCTGATCTATATGTGCCAAACAGAGAGCTGATTGTAGAAGTGCATGGCGAACAGCACTTTAAGTTCAATTCATTTTTTCACAAAGACAAGATGGCGTTTTTCAAAGCTCAAGCAAGAGATAAAGATAAAAGAGCTTGGTGCGAACTAAACCATATGACTTTAATTGAACTAAATTATAATGAGTCTGAAGAACAATGGAGGGCAAAATTTGACTAACGAACAAAAAGTTACAGAATTCCTCTCAAAAGTGGATGACTGGATTGAAGATAGAAACGCAGACCTTGCAAAAGAAAATGAAGAAGTGGAGCCAATCATGGCGCTAAGCTCTGATGAGATTAGATCTCTGAGTCAAGAGAAGGCGCTGTCTTATTCTTTTGTTCTTTTTGCTCATGCAGAATATCTTCAAGGTGTTTATAATAAAGAGAAGACGGTCGTTGAGTTTTGCGATGACAGCATCTGGTTCATGGTCGGAGATAAGCTGCAAAACTACGGAGGCCAATACTCCAAATGGCAGGAAAAATATTATTCCGCAGTAAAAGAAAACCCAATGGCCACAGAATTAAATAGATTAAAAATTATGTCGCAAGCTAGACTCAACAGACTTTCTGGTAAAGTCGATAATACAAAGAGGATGGCTGGATTATTACAAGACTTAGGCAAAAGAAGAGGTTACTAATGTCGATAATTGATACAGCAAAAGAGCTACTAAGAAAAGGTATTGCTCTTAATGATGAGGATTTAATAAATATGGCAAACTCTCTATTAGAGGTGGATATTGAAACCGAAACACCTGCTCAACCTGAACCGAAACAGGTAGTAAAGAAGGAAGAAAACACACCTCAGAGAGTCACTGCCGATGAGTTCGCTATGGAAAGAAATCCTAAGTCGAGTAGTAGAACACCTGTCAATAGTGTTAAACTTAGAGAAAATAAGTTTGTTGACGATGGCACAGAACATACTGACATAGAAACTCCAGATTTCGTGCCCACAGAGAGAAGAAGTCCTAGCAAGTTAGTTCCGCAGAAGTGCCAAGAGTGTAATGAGATTTTCAATGTACACGAGTCACATAGAAGAGAGTGGTTTGTATGTGATAGCTGTCTAGCTGGGAGGAGAAGATAATGATAAAAGTTAAATTATTAAACGAATCTGCAAGCGTTCCTACTAAGGCGCACAGTTCTGATGCTGGCTGGGATTTATACGCTTCCCACACATCACAGCCAGTTTATCCACATAAAAGAAGATTAATTTCTACCGACATATCAATTGCTATTCCCGATGGCTATTGTGGTCTAATTTGGCCAAGGTCTGGCTTGTCAGTTAAGAAGGGTATTGATGTTCTTGCTGGTGTAATTGATTCTGGCTACAGGGGCGAGATAAAAGTTTGCCTACTGAATACTTCTGACCAAATAGTGCATGTTCATCCGGGTGATAGAATAGCACAATTAATCATACAAAAAGTTGAAGATGTTGAATTTTTAGAAGTTGATGATCTCGATGATACTGATCGTGGAGAGGGTGGCTTCGGGAGCAGTGGAGAATAATGGCGGCTCAAGATAATGTAGATAAGATAGCCCTCTCAATATTTGGTAGTAGCGGTTTTTTTGTGGACGCTGGTTGCAATGACTATAATGAACAGAATAACACCTTTGATTTAGAAAGGGCTGGATGGTCTGGCATAGCAATAGATGCTCAAATTAGATATGAAGCTGGTTTTTTGCTTAATAGACCGGCAACTAAATTTGTGCATGCCGCTATTGTATCTGACCAGTATGATAAACCAACGATAACACTTCATGGCGGAGGCATGACTGCGACTTGTTCAGGCGCTTCTGATTCGACGGAATCATTCATAGCTCCAGCAAAAACTCTGCAGCAAATTTTTGACGATCAGTCCATAACAGCAGTTGATTTTCTATCACTTGACTTAGAGGGCTTTGAGCATGAAGCAATATCTGGCATAGATTTTTCTAAAATGGATATTAAGGTAATTTGCGCTGAGCATCATGGATTTGTTCCAAATTATAAGAGCTATGATTATATGGAATCGCTAGGATATAAAAAATTCTACACCTCTAATGGGGATGGAGGAGAGGGTGATATTTGGCACCGATGGTTCGCCAAAACAGACTTGGAACTAAACTTAGATTTTCTTAAGGAGCTATAATGTTCAAAAATATATTGCAAAGTATTAAAGATAAAATTTTCCCTAACAAGGCTACCGAAGTAGGCGATAGCGAAGAGTCCGAAGTTTCGGAAGAATCGGCTAGGACTAGAGGTGAAGCTAGAAGAGAGGCTAAGGAAGAACGCAAAGAAGAACGCAAAGAGAAGGTTGAAGAAAGACGAAACTACCGATTAGAGAAGATTGCAGCAATAAAAGAAAAGTTTTATGCGGTCGCTTCTAAGAGAAAGTGGTTGTTTTTTATCATAGTTGGTGCTATAGTAGCATACCTAGTAATCTTCAAAGGTGGTTTTGGAGGTGGGGATATCTTAACTAAGATCAAAGGATTTTTTGGATAATGAAGAAAGCAATTACTTTAGAATGGAAAGACTTCCTACTCGGCGTATTTTTGAGTGCTACTATTTGTATGGGGTTCTATATTTTTAGAGGAATGTAAATGAATTTAGGTATGCTTGCGATCACAACAGCTTCGATAATGTACTTAGTTGTGTGTGTTTCTTGTGTAAAACAAAAAGATTATCCACATGCGCTTATGTGGTTTTCTTATGCAATGGCCAATGTGGGATTATTATGGTACGAATTAAACAAAATGAAAATAAGCTAGAAGATGCCGCAGCTGAATCTGCTGTTCTCGCTGGTTTGTGTCAATACGGAATTGATGCAATGCTTGAGGTTGAGTATATCAGTACCGAGTATTTTGTAGATCAAACAAATCAGGTTATCTTTGACTGTATAAAAAAGTCTCTTGAGTCTACTCAAAAGGCGGAGCTTTCGTCATTGCTTTCCGCCGCAAATCAGCTTAATCATTACGACATCATTAAAGAGGAAGCTGGTTATTTAAGATACTTGTTTGATACTCCCATTCTGGAAGATAACATTCCTGTCAATGGGGCTAAGTTAGCTAAACTCAAGATAGCTCGTGACGTAAAGAAGACTTTGGCTAAATGTTCTTTAGAAGTAGACAAGATCAATGGTGACGAAGATATTGCAGAGATCATCTCTTTGATCGAAACTCCTATTCTTGATGCCACTTCAAAGATATATCAAGGCTCAGATAATAAACCAAAAATTATTGGTGAAGATGTAGGCGAATACGTTGAGTTTTTGAAAGAAAACCAAAATGAAATGCTGGGCATAAGCACCGGATTTCCCCGCTTTGATGAGGCTATTGGTGGAGGTATACGCAGGAAATGTGTAGATCTGGTTGCTGCCCGTCCTAAAGTCGGTAAGTCCATGTTTGGTGACGCTGTAGCCATGCACGTATCTAGAAACTTAAATATCCCAGTGTTGATGTTAGATACTGAAATGTCAAAAGAAGACCACCTCAATCGTATGCTGGCAAACCTCAGCGGCGTGGAGATTAACAAGTTAGCTAGTGGCAAATTCGCTAACAATGATTTAGATATTGAGAAAGTAGAAAAGGCAGCCGAAGAACTACAGAATATCCCATATCACTACGTTAGTATTGCTGGTCAGCCATTTGAAAACATTCTTGCAATTATGCGCAAATGGATTCACCAAGAAGTTGGCTTTGATGAAAATGGCAGAACAAATGATTGTATTATAATTTATGACTATTTGAAATTGATGAACTCGGACAGTATTTCTAACTCCATGCAGGAGTTCCAAGTATTAGGGTTTCAAATTACGCAGCTACATAACTTCTGCGTAAAACATGATGTCCCTTGTTTGAGTTTTGTGCAGCTAAACAGAGATGGTATTACAAAGGAATCAACAGATGTTGTCAGTGGTTCTGACAGATTGATTTGGTTGTGTACCAGCTTTACTATTTTTAAGATGAAGTCAGACGAAGAGATGGCTGATGACGGAGAGGAACATGGTAACAGAAAACTTGTTCCAATTGTTGCTCGTCACGGAGCCGGACTTGATGATGGTGACTATATCAATATGAACATGTTTGGTAAATTTGGTAAGCTTGTTGAGGGCAAAACAAGAAACGAGGCCCATAAATCAAGCAAGATTAAGGATGATGGTTTTGAACAAACGACTAACGAATCAGCAGATATTAGCGGTGTCTAATCAGCTCGCAACTAGAGTTGAAGATTTGCTGAAATATTTTGAAATTGATTATATTGAATACCCAAATAGACTAGCCTTTGCTTGTCCTATTCACGGAGGTGACAATCCAGAAGGTTGTTCCATATTTACCGATGGGGTCAGTTCAAAAGGCAACTGGAACTGCTGGACAGCGAACTGCCACGAAGACTATGGCAAGAATACCTTTGGTTTTGTTCGCGGTCTTCTTACAAATAGAAAGTCTAAAGAGGTTGGAGTATTAGAGACATTTTATTTCTGCAGTAAGTTTTTAGGCTTAGACCCAGAGAGTATTGAATTCGAGCAACCTGTAGAAAATTACAGTGTTGTTAAAATATTAGAGACTTTTCAGAGAGAACCAGTAAGGCACGAGCAAGTTATTGATAGAGGTTCTGTCGTAAGTAAACTTGATATACCTTCACAATATTACATCAACCGTGGATATAAAGCGGAAACTCTTGAGAAATTCGACATAGGTATGTGTATCGGCAAAGGTAAACCAATGTCAGGCCGAGTAGTCGTACCTATCTACGATGAGAACAATAATTACGTCGCCTGTATCGGTAGAGCAATCTACCAGAATATGCAACCAAAATGGCTACACAGCAAAGGTTTCAAAAAAAGTTCTTATTTGTACGGGTATAATGTCGCTAAGGATGATATAATGAAAAAAGGCACTATTGTTCTAGTAGAAGGACAAGGCGATGTTTGGCGTATGCACGAAGCCGGCGTCACAAATACCGTTGGAATTTTTGGCGCAAGTCTTAGCGAAGACCAATTGATACTAATAGAAAGAAGTGGCGCTAGGAATGTTGTCATACTTACAGACTATGATGAGGCGGGACAGAAGGCGGCTAATCAAATATTAAAACGCTGCGGTAGAAGATTCAATTATTACAGACCAGAAATTGACCAAAAAGATGTTGGGGATATGACGGTCGAACAAATACAAGATCAAATAATTAATAAGTTACAGGGAGTATTATAAATGACTAGAATTCTGGCTTTCGCTGGCAGAAAACAATCCGGTAAAAATTCTGCGTGTTCTTTTTTACACGGCTATCAAATGAGGTGTCACAATTTGATTGACCGTTTTGAAATTGATGAGAAGGGAAGACTTTTGGTCAATGCCACATTCACAAATGCTGAAGGCGAAAATGAGACATCAGCTGCGGTTCTAGATGTCACAAGAACAGATCTGGATTTTGGACTATGGGCGGCAGAAAGTATGTGGCCTTATATTAAGCATTATTCATTTGCTGGAGCATTGAAGGAAATTTGTACTGGTCTATTTGGTCTTAACCGATCACAGTGTTATGGTACTGATGAACAGAAGAACTCTGAGACATTCATTAACTGGGAAGACATGCCCGGATATGAAGGAGATAAAACTGGTAAGATGTCTGCTAGAGAGTTCATGCAACACTTTGGAACAGATATTTGCAGAAAAATA